CAGGTGTCTGGAAATATAGGGGCAAATCCATAACCTATGATATACATACTGTTTATTATGGTTGAATAAGCCACTCGATATCTGGTGCTACGGAAGTGTCCACACGGTTTAGCAGCATCCGATACTTTTTCCAGGCTTCCAGCAACGGGGTTTCTTCCTCCGTTGCATATACAGCTCACCTTTTTTCACCCACGATTAACCAACAGCCAGACCAGCAGACACGCCACCACCGGCACAGCAAAATCCATCAGGCTTGCCACATCCCATGCACGTGTATCAAAACCGCCCCACCACGGCATATTCATTCGCTTGCCATGCCCGAACATTTCGATCCAGCGATATTCTGCCTGGGTGTGTTCACGCGCAATGAAGAACGTACAACCGGCTATCGCTCCGTAAGCCCAGTTCCCGGTAAAAAGACCAATCAGTAGCTGCGCAGCCACAGCACAAAGTGCATGAAGAAAAGGTGTTATATCCATTACTCCTCCTTTATCCGATATCGCTTCGGGAAGTTGATAACAACTTCAATTCTGACTCAAGTTCATCAACTCTTTCAGTCAGTTTCTGGATATGGTGAATCAGTGGAACAACCAGACGTTCGTACATTACACCTTCGGCAACAAGGCCATTGCTGGAAATAGCTTCAGGAGCATCATTCTCGTTAGCTGGTCGCCAGTGTACAAACTGAGGGGCAATTTCTCCTACTTCCTCGGCAATCAATCCGTAGAATCCCCAGTCACGCCTGTCATTTTCGCATTGCGACCTGTACCACACAGGGCGCATCCTGAAAATGAGATCGGCGTGCTCTGAATCTATCGTCTCTACTGAATGTTTATAGCGGATAGACGATGTTGACCGCAGAACAGACGAAATTGCGGGGTCAGGATTAAGATAAAGGTTTGCCGCAGCTGTAGTCGTGGCCAAATTCCATAAATAAAACGCTTCACGACCTGTCAGTGGATAAAAATCTCCACCATAACGACCGCTTTCCAGATCGTTCACTTCCACTTTGTTTTTCAGCTTATTATCCACTTCTGTTTTTGTGTATCTGGTACTGATATCCTGCTTTGCACTGTCCATATCAGTCTGAAGCGTTGATACTTTTCCGCTAATTGATGAAATATCTTCCTTAGCTTTACTGACATCCCCCTTTAGCTTGGTGATATCTCCTGGAATTACTGTCGATGTAGCCATTTCTCTACCTCACATCCAGCCACGAAGTTGATGCTCAACAACAACCGCGTATTTATCGAATATTGACGATTTTTTTGCATCATTAATGATGCGCACGTTTACAAAATATCCGTCTTCCTTAACACATACCGGCTCGCCATCTTCAGTAAGTTCTCCGGTTTCTTTGTACACGTTACCTATCACATCAATGAGAACATTGTTCTGCATTACCTCGTCATCTTCATAACCAATGCTATCCATAAAGGCCGAAAAGTCGGCCTTGTTTATGAATTTGAGGGTTAAGTCTCGCATTATATTCTTTCTCCCATTTGTGCATCTGTCAGTTCCTTATGCCAGATACGTAAATTGCGCACGTGTCCAAATAAATGCCTGTTACCTGATATTGATTGACCGCCTATATTTATTGGCCCTTCTGTATAACGTTGTCTTGTGTGTTGTGATACATCAACAGCGCCAAAGTTACCGTTTATAACAGCACGCAATTCTTTCTGCTCTGTAAACTTAAACCCAGCAATAAACCTGCGGGTTGTCCTGTTACAGTAGGCTTTATACTCGGTCTTTGTTCCTTTTCCGTTAGTTATAATTGAGCGCGCGCCTCCAGAGGTAAAACCAAAATACATATAACTTTCATCAGCAACATCCGTTGTTGCGCCAGTTATTGACACGTTAAGAAGCCTTGCTGAACCTTCACTGTTTGGCATTTTGTCCCAGTTGATATTAACTTCCATAAGAACGCTTAACGGAGGTGTTGACCAGTTCAGTCTTATTGGCATTATTACCACGTCACTAGCCCGTGTAACTGCCACATCTGATGTAACGATAAATGATGATGCACACGATCCTTTTTCAAATTGCGGCGTAGTAAACATTATCTGATCGCCTTTTTTGATCGCCCTTTTATCTGCTCCCATTTCAAAGCGCCCATACATGCTTTTTGCTTCTGGTGATTTATATGTAAATTCGACGCGTAACCATCCGTTAGCTTCTCTGTATATGACATGATTTACAGCATCCCCACCAGAAAAACCTAAAACATCACCAGTTTCGCAATCTATGTAGGAACCAGCTACCAGCGTGTTGCTTGTACCGTCATCGTTAACGAAAGATATTCTGGGTCTTAACGTTATAATACCTTCTCCATTTATCTTCTTAACCCTACAGGACAAAGTAACAGATTCATTTGCAGCAACATCAATAACCCTACTGTATCCAGTAGATATTATCGTCGCCCTTTCAGTAGTTGATGTTTCCTTTACATCGAACAAACCATATTTAAAACCATATTCATCAACCGATGTGGTTATTTCTATATTCTTGTCGTCATAATTCCATAATGAAGGATTGTTACTATTAGTAAATGTATTTGTCCTCTGACCTTCAATTAATAAACCTTCCTTTTCAAAGCGCGGCTCGTTAATTTCTGCAAAAGCAAATGAACCTGATTTGTTTATATACGTTGCAGAAGTGGAGCGAGTGAAAGATACAACCTTCTCTGATGGAAAAGTAATAACATCATCACCGATAGTTACTTTTTTATAACCAGGAGCGAAACCAGTAATCATTTCCAGTGAATCGTTAAACGGTATCCACACATCGGGAAGCGGCTGCAAAACTTGTTTATACGGCTCCGCAGCCTGGCTTGCATACTCTCTGGCTGCGTCTTCACTCGCTTTTGCAGCCGTCTGGCTTGCAGCTGATGCTTTCGCCGAGTTAGCCGCCGCAGTCTCGCTTGTCTTTGCGTTGGTTTCGCTCGTCTTTGCAGCTTTTTGACTGTTGGCAGATGCAGTGGCAGAAGCAGCCGCCGCGCTTGCAGAACCAGCTGCAGCACTCTCGCTTTGGGCTGATGCATCCTGACTGCTTTTCGCCGCAGTTTCGCTGGCTTTAGCATTTGTTTCGCTGGTCTTCGCTGCCGTCTGGCTGGACTTTGCGTTAGTCTCACTCGTTTTCGCTGCTTTCTGGCTGTTAGCCGCAGCAGTTGCTGATCCGGCTGCTGAAGTCGCAGAACCGGCTGCCGCGCTCTCACTTTCAGCTGCTGCAGCCTGGCTGTTTTTCGCCGCAGTTTCACTGGCTTTGGCATTCGTTTCGCTGGTTTTCGCTGCCGTCTGGCTGGACTTTGCATTGGTTTCGCTCGTCTTTGCGGCTGTTTCGCTATTTTTCGCGTTGGTTTCTGATTTTTTGGCTGCTGTCGCGGAGTTTGCCGATGCAGTCTGTGAGGCCGCTGCCGCCTGTGCGCTGTTAGCTGCATTCGTTTCTGAGGTTTTCGCCGCGTTCTTCGATGATGCCGCAGCCGTTTCGGATTTCTTTGCCGCCGCTGCGCTCTGAGAGGCGGCTTCGGCGTTGCGTGCCGCTTCTTCCACCATTGCCTCAAAACGACGCAATGCCTCCGGCATGACATCATCTTCCGTCATGGCACCGAGAAAATCATTCAGCGTACCAGGTCTGGAACCTTCATAGACGGTAATGATCCCGGCATGTGAAGGCGGAAAACCTTCAACCAGCAGGGTGACGCTGTACTGACCATACTCAACATCCATGCTGTAACGCCCGGCTTCATCCGGATTTTCAGAGGCCACCGTGTTCACCAGTACCGTGGTGCTGTTACGCTTTGCCTTCAGTTGAATAGTGCAGTTCTGTATTGGTTTTCCCGCACCATCTTTCAGCACACCTGAGATTTTTACTGCTGCCATATCCACTCCACAAAAAAGCCCGCCTGAACCGGCGGGCTGTCATAACACTGTGTTACCTGGCTAATCAGAATTTATAACCGACACCCACGATAAAACCGTCAGTGCGCCAGTCGCCACTGCCGGAGCCTTCATAAGCAAGGTCAATGGCCACGGATTCGGTCGGGTTAAACTGCACGCCAGCCCCCCACGCCAGAGACGTGTTGCTGTGGCGACCGTCATCACTTCCGGTCAGCACATCGTGCGTTTTCCCCTTGTTATCTGTTACGCGGAGATAATCCCCGGAAAACGTCGAAACACGGCTGTAAGCCACACCCGCCATCGCATAAGCACTGAACCATTCATTCACGCGCACAGATGGCCCCGCCATCATGCTGAACCAGCGGTTACGCACTGAATCTTCATGCCAGCGGGTATCGCTGTAACGGGTAATCTGGCGATTCTTGTCTCCGGCATAGCTGAATGACGTCACCATCCCCAGCGTGTCCGTAAATTCATAACGGTATTTCACGTTAATGCCCTTCAGGTCATCGTTGCCGGGCATATCTGTATGGGAGTGAAGATACCCGGCGCTTAGTGTGGACTGATGCTCTGCTGCACTCGCTGGCGTACCAGCGGCGACCAGCCAGACTACTGCAGACAGAATAACAGCACATAATTTACGCATAATTACCTCTCGCTTTTCTGCAATAAAAAAGGCACCATTTCTGGCGCCCGTATTTGGGTTATAAAATTCAACTGATACTGATACCGGCTGTTGATTTCTTCATCACGACAACAAGAAGGTCGCTGATACTGGTCGTTGGCGTCCAGTTATTAGCACCATATGAAGAAACATTGAAAGTCAGGGTGACATGACCGTGTCCGGCAGGCATATCAATGACGGATGAAAATACCCTGCTGACATCCGTCGCGGGTTGCTGAAAGATTTCCTGTCCGTTCTTCAGCACCTGCAGCTTACAGGTTGAATACCAGTATGACTGTTGGTTGTTGCTGTTGAAGTTTTCATGCTTACCACCGCGAAACAGAACGGGTGGGATTACTATCTGACGGTCAAAATCCTGATCATCGTACACAGTGACCGTTATTGTACCGCTGGCATAACTGCCATTTCTCGGAAAGGCTTTTCCCACCGTTTTGACAATATCACCTTCAATCTGGTTGGCAGACAGTTTTCCCAGAATCCGACAGTTCTGGTTAATCGTGACATTATTGAGCGTCCCGGAGTTCGCATTCACGTTACCGCTGATATCGGCATTTTTCGCCGTCAGCCGCCCGTCCGGTGTCAGGGAAAATACCGGAGGATTGCCGCCGCTGGTAATGGTGGGAGCCGTCAGATACTTCAGGAACACTTCGTTCATGAATATCTGGTTGCCCTGCGCCACAAACATCGGCGTTTCATTCCCGTTTGCCGGGTCAATAAACGCGATACGGTTAGCGGCAACCAGGAACTGGCTCAGTTTGCCTTCCTCTGTATCCTCCATGCTGAGGCCAAGCCCCGCGACATAATGCCTGCCGTCTTCGGTCTGCTCAATTTTGACGCCCCACATGGCATTCCATTTATCGTTGGCGTCTTTCCACTCTTTCGAAAACTCCTCCAGTTTGCTGGCGTTATCCTCCGTCAGCTCGACTTTTTCCAGCAGCTCCTTGCCGAGATGGGATTCGGTTATCTGGCCTTTGAAAAAATCCAGGTAACCTTCCGCATCATCGCTCGCCCGACCGACAGCCTCCACGAATGCCGATTTGCCAACGGTGTTCACACTGCGAACGTAAAAATAATAATCATGACCCGGCTTAATATTGATACTGGCAGCTATCCAGTACAGCGCCGTGCCAAGATAGCTGGCTGTGGTTTCAACCTGCCTGATATCCGCAATCCGCTTTTCCGAGAACCAGAACTCAAACTGTACCGTCGGATCATAAACGGCAAGATGCGGCGTGGCGGTTATCTGAAAATAGCCCGGCGTCAGCTCAATCTGCGACGGTGCTGCCGGTGCGGCAATCCGGAACGATACCGACGCCGGATCGCCCTGCTGCCCCCAGGCATTTGCCGCCCGGACCGTCAGTCTGTAGTTTCCCAGCGCCAGTTGCCTGAAGCGGTATGTGGTTTCCGTCGTCCGGGCCGTGCTGACCAGCCGCTCACTGCCGTCATCCGCTGCCACGGTCAGGCGAAGCATAAAGCTCACCCCCTTCACCACCTTCGGCGTATCCCAGCGCGCCAGCACCTGGTATTCCCCGCTGTCTGCGGTGACTTCTGCGGTCAGGTGCTGCACTGCTGGCGGCGTGACACCGTTCACCGTTCCGCTCTGGTCGCCGTCAAAGTGCGCCCCGTTATCCACGATGGCTTCTTTCTCCGGCACATGCTGCACGGCAGTGATGGCATACGTGCCGTCATCGTTCTCACGGATACTCACACAGCGGAACAGGCGCTGGCGCAGCGTCGGCAGCTTCAGCCCCCATACGCTGTATTCGGCAACACCGTCAGGAACACGGCTCACTTTTACCTTCACGCCGTCGGTGACGGACTGAACCTCCACGCTGACCGGATTGCCACTTCCGTCAACCAGGCTTATCAGCGTGGTGCCGGAGGATGGCAGCGTGATTTCACGGTCGAGCGTCAGCGTCCGGGTCTGGCTGTTCACCGCCAGCACGCGACCACCGATGCTGATACCGGCATAGTCATCATCACAGATTTCAATGACATCGCCCGGTACATGGCGAAGCCCTTCGGCACCCACGCTGAAGTCCACGGTCTGCGTTTCCAGCAGTTCCGTTTTAATCAGCCACAGCCCGGCGCGGTGCGCCTGCCCCCGGCTGGTACAGCCAAAGGCATCCATCTTCGTGACGTTACGACCGTAACGGAGAATGGCCTGCGTATCTTCAACAAGCTCTGTCGCCGTCTCCCAGCCGTTATCCGGGTCAATCCAGTTCACCTCAACGGCATTATGGCGGTCCTTCAGGGCGCTGAAGCTGTAGCGGAACGGCGCGCCATCATCCGGCATCACCACATTACTGTGGTTATAGGTCCACACCTTATCCGACGGTCGGTCCTGCACGAACGTCAGCGTCTGCCCGTTCCATACCGGCATACAGCGCATCGCCGAGCAGAAATCACTGAGCACATCCCACGCCTTGCGCTGTGTGGTCAGGTACGCATTACAGGTGATGCGCGGCTCCGTGCCGCCAAAGCCGTCCGGCACTGACTGGTCGCAGTACTGGCCGATGACATACAGCGCCCATTTATCCACATCCGCCGCACCAAGACGTTTCCCCATGCCGTAGCGCGGATGGGTCAGCATATCCCACAGACACCAGGCCATGTTGTTGCTGTATGCCGGTTTAAACGTTCCGTCCCAGATACCGCTGTATTGCCGCGTCTGCGGGTTATAATTCGACGGCACCTGCAGAATACGCCCGCGCAGATGATAATTACGGCTCACCTGCTGGCTGCCGAACTGCTCCGAGTCCACCTGCACGCCGACCAGTGCCGTGTTCGGGTAGCACTGTTTCACATCGATAATTTCGGTGTATGACGACCAGAGCGTTTTGTTCTGCAGCTGGTCTGTGGTGCTGTCCGGCGTCATCCTGCGCATCCGGATATTAAACGGGCGCGGCGGCAGGTTATCCACCACCACCGAGGCCAGATACTGTGAGGTGGTTTTTCCCTTAATGGTGATGTCTTTTTCCGTCACCCAGCTACCGTTACGTTGTATCTGAACCAGCAGGCGGACTTCCGACGGATTCCGGTCCCCCTTTGAGGTGGTTTCCACCAGTGCCTGCACGCCGAAAGTAAAACGCAGACGGTCAATGTTTGCCGACGTGATGGTCCGGGTGATCGGCGTGTCATATTTCACTTCTGTACCGAGCACCGTCTCGGAGCCGGAGGATTCAAATCCCTCCGGCGGTGTCTGCTCCTGCTCACCGGCCCGGAACACCACCGTGACGCCGGAGATGTTGGTATTCCCCTCACTGTCCAGCACTGGCGTACTGTTCAGCAGCACGCTTTTTAATCCATCCACCGGACCTTCAATCGGCCCTTCACTGATGGCGTCTATCACGCTCAGCATCTGGGATGATTTCAGGTTGTCCTTCGCTTCGCGCGGGGTATGCCCCTTACTGCTGCCTTTACCCATTCCTCACGCTCCAGAAACGACAAAACCGCCCGCAGGCGGTTTCACATAAAACGTTTTTCATCAACGACCAATCACCACAACCTGACCACCATCCCCTTCGTCTGCCGTGCTGATCTCCTGAGAAACCACGCGTGACCCCACGCGCATTTCACCGTACAGAACCGGCAGAACATTGCCCTGGGCAACCATGTTATCCAGTGAGGAGAAATAGGTGTTCTGCTTACCGTTATCCGTTGTCTGTGTGCGGGGAGTTCTGGCTTTCGGTGCCAGCATCTGAGCCACACCGCCGAGCACCATACTGGCACCGAGAGAAAACAGAATGCCGGTCATACCACCGGCCCCAATGGCTGTCCCCCATGCTGCAAGGGTGGCTCCGGCGGTAAAGAATGATCCGGCAATGGCGGCTGCCCCCAGGACAATCTGGAATACGCCACCTGACTTGGCCCCGGCGACTCTGGGAACGATATGAATCACAGCGCCGTCAGGCAGAGCCTCATGTAACTGCGCCGTTAATCCGGACGTGCTGACATCCTGCCCGGCAATACGTACCTGATACCAGCCGTCGCTCAGTTTCTGACGAAACGAAGGGAGCTGTGTGGCCAGCGCCCGGATGGCTTCAGCCCCCGTTTTCACACGAAGGTCGATGCGGCGGCCAAATCGTTGTAAATCCCCGTAAAGGCAGATGCGTGCCATGCCCGGTGACGCCAGAGGGAGTGTGTGCGTCGCTGCCATTTGTCGGTATACCTCTCTCGTTTGCTCAGTTGTTCAGGAATATGGTGCAGTAGCTCGCCGTCACCACAGTAAATGGCGGCATGATTCGGCACAGATGAACCAAAACAGCACAGCAGCACATCGCCCGGCTGCGCCGCTGACAGCGGCACCTGATACAGCCCTGTGGCCTCCAGATTATCCAGATAGAGATTCTGACCGTTACGCCACCAGTCATCCTCACGATGAAAATCCGGCATCTCAATCCCCGCCAGATGGTAAGCATCCCGGAACAGCGTGTAACAGTCCGTCACCCCGTGCTCAAAACGCCGCCCGGTGAGATGCGGCACACAGCGGAACTTATGAATCACTCCCCGGCAGACCAGCCACCACGGCAAATCACTCTGCATCTGCAGCCGCCTGTCAGCCTCACTCAGCCAGGGCAGACCACCGGGGTGGCTGTGGACCAGCGCCACAATCTCACCCTGCATTTCTGCCTGCAGCCAGTCTTCCGGCGACATACGGAAATACGCCTCCGGCTCACCGGAGATATTCACACAGGGAAAATATCTTTCCTCCTCCGGCGTGCTTACCACGAAGCCGCACGACTCCGCTGGCGCACATCGCCGGGCGTGCGCCAGAATCGCTGATTCTGTCTGTGTCATGGGATTTACTGCGAAAGTTTGTTAATGGAAAGGAAGCCGCCAAAGTTGCCGACGTTATTGCGAAACTTACAGCCGCTCAGGCATTTGCTGCATTTATCCTTCGTGATATCGGACGTCGGCTGGTCATATTCATCCGCGACTGCCGGACCGTGATAACCGCACTCATCGCCGCGATAGGTCCAGGTGCAGGTGTTGGCCAGCATGATACGTCCCGGAAAAACAGCGCCGTCCGTTTCCGTCGGCGTGGACAGTACAAAAGAGGCACTCACCGCGCTCAGTTCGCTGCACTGCTCGATGCGCCAGCGGCTGATCACCTCCTGCTCCGGATCGGCGTCACTGTTTCCGTTGACGAAGTTCACCGCATCCAGAAAACGGGCGTAAACCTTACGCCGGACCACCGTTCCGCCGACCAGACTCTGCAGATCTTCCGCCATCCCGGTGACCATACCGTACAGGTTAGAAACCGTCAGCGTGGGGCGCGTACTGGTGCCTTTGCCATTCAGTTCAAAACCACTCCCCTGAATGGGATACGGCTGATACTGTCGCCCCTGCCAGGTGACCGGCTCACCTTTTTCGTTCTGCTCATTACAGAAAAAATAACGTTCTCCACCGACCTCTGTCAGGTCGATTTCCCAGAGCACCACGCTGGCCGACTGCTCCGCACGGGTGCATTCATTCAGTGTTTCCTGCCGGATATCCTGCATCAGTTCACCACCTGTTCAAACTCTGCGCTGAACTCAACACGCAGCATACTGACCCGCGACGACCATTTTGCGCAGGTCACCTTTATCTGCCGCCACTCATAAGGCGGCGTCCACAGAAAGGATTTCCAGCCCCCGTGCTCAGCCAGAAACGACTCCAGCGCCGTGGCCTCCCTACGGGGAACAGAAAGCGTCACGCTGTACGTTTTCAGGTCGGCATTCAGCCCGGCAGGCGCTCGCTGGGAATAGCCATCACCAAAGCGCACTTTCCTGACGGAAGGGGCTGAAGCCACATCCATACCGGGTTTCACTTTCCAGCGGAAGGTCTTCATCGTCCACCTCCGGAGAACAGACCACCATCGCGCATCTGTGCCTGAATTTCATCACGGGCACCCTTGCGGGCCATGTCATACACTGCCTTCAGCATCTGTGGACCTGGCAGACCATTCGTACCGTCGTTCTGAATCACCACGTTGTTGTTCTGCTCAAATCTGATACCCTCTGAACGCCGCATTTGCGCCGGACTTCCGGTGCCACCGACATAACCGCCGGTGGCATAGCCGCGCATCAGCCGGTAAAGATTCCCCACGCCAATCCGGCTGGTTGCCTCCTTCGTGAAGACAAATTCACCACGGTGAACAATCCCCGCTGGCTCATATTTGCCGCCGGTTCCCGTAAATCCTCCGGTCGCAAAATGGAGTTTCGCCGCAGCGGCCTGAATGGCTGCACCACCTGACGCTGATGAGCCGCCACCGGTAGCACCTCCAATGGCGCTGCCGATACTCCCGACAATCCCCACCATTGCCTGCTTAAGCAGAATTTCTGTCATCATGGACAGCACGGAACGGGTGAAGCTGCGCCAGTTCTGTTCACTGCCGGTCAGCATCGCCGCCATATTCTGTGCAATACCATCAAAGGTCTGCGTGGCTGCACTTTTAACCTGCGACATACTGTCCGTGGCGCTCTCTTCCCACTCACTCCAGCCTGACCTGAGGCCTGCCATCCAGCTCCCGCGAAGCTGGTCTTCAGCCGCCCAGGTCTTTTTCTGCTCTGACATGACGCTATTCAGCGCCAGCGGATTATCGCCATACTGTTCCTTCAGGCGCTGTTCCGTGGCGTCCCGCGCTGCCTGCCGGTCAGTCAGCCCCCGGTTTTTCGCCTCAATGGCTGCCCGTTTTGCCCGTTGCTGCTGTGCGAATTTATCCGCCTGCTGCGCCAGCGCGTTCAGGTGCTCCTGATACGTGACCTTATCGCCAAGTGCAGCCAGCTGGCGTTTGTACTCCAGCGTCTCATCTTTATGCGCCAGCAGGGATTTCTCCTGTGCGGACAGCTGGCGACGTTGCGCCGCCTCCTCCAGTACCGCGAACTGACTTTCCGCCTTCCACAAATCCCGGCGCTGCTGGCTGATTTTCTCATTCGCTCCGGCATGCTTCTCCAGTGTCCGGAGTTCTGCCTGAAGCGTCAGCAGGGCAGCATGAGCACTGTCTTCCTGACGATCGCCCGCAGACACTTTCACGCCGGACTGCTTCGGCTTTTTCAGCGTCGCTTCATAGTCCTTTTTCGCCGCCGCCATCAGCGTGTTGTAATCTGCCTGCAGGATTTTTCCGTCTTTCAGTGCCTTATTCAGTTCCTCCTGGCGGGCGGTATATTTCTCCAGCGGTGTCTGCAGGCGTTCGTAAGCCTTCTGCGCCTCTTCGGTATATTTCAGCCGTGATGCCTCAGACTCGGCCCGATCTTTTGCTGCCATCTCACTGGCCTTTTCAAGATCGGCCTGCAACGTGGCGGCTGAAAGCCCAAGTCGCGCATTCTCTCTCTTCTCCCATGCCCCCCGGAGATTGGCAAGAAATGCTGACGTTTTACCGCGCCGGTGGCTTCGGCTCTGATACCACTGCCATTTTTTATCCGCTTCATCAAAAGCCTTTTCAGCTTTGGCGAGCATATCTGCAGAGGAGTCCGGGCGACCAATATCCAGCACCGCATCCCACATGGATTTGAATGCCTGTGCAGTCTTGTCTGCCCAGGTCTCCAGCGTACCCATGTTATCTTTCAGTTTACGGGTCTGGTCATCAAACCCTTTCGTTGCGGCCTCGTTCGCCGCCTGCAATGCCCCGGCCCCATCGCCGGAACGCTGCAACTGAGCAACATACGCAATCTGTTCCGCCGTCACGTTATGGAACTGGCGCGCCATCGCCGTCAACCCAGACGTCGGGTCAGTGGTCAGCTTCCCGAAGGCTTCAGCGACCTTGTCCACCTCCACGCCGGATGCAGAGGAGAAACGCGCCACACTCTGGCTGATTGCCTCAAACTGCTCACCACCACGCACACCGGCATTCACCAGCGCCGTCAGTGACTCGCTGGTCTGGTTAAACGTCAGCCCTGCCGCCTGCCCGGCTCTGGACAGGGCCAGCATACGATCTGCCGTCAGTCCCGCCTGATTACCGGAAAGGACCAGCGTTTTATTGAAATTGGACAGGGTTGAGTCACCCTGATACCAGGCATACGCCAGCGCACCGGTCGCCACCGCCAGCGAAGTGATACCAACCATCGGCAGGGTGATCGCACCGGCAAGCCCCCTGAACATGGGGATCATCCCGCCGAAGGAGTCCTTCACCTGACCACCCTGTTGCAGCAGGATGAGCCACGGATTCTGCCCCCCTGCAAGCTGCGTGGCCACGTCGGTGAACTGCGCAGGCAGCATACGCATGGCAGCTTTATACTGCCCGACGGAAATCCCCGCTTTCTGTGCAGCCAGCGCCTGCCGGTTCATTGACTGTTCAACGACTGCCGCTGTTTTTTTCGCATCACTTTCCGTACCGGAAAAATGACGCCTGACTCTGGCCATCTGCTCGTCAAATCTGGCCGCATCCAGACTTAAATCAACGACCAGATCGCCTACCGGTTCAGCCATACCGGACTCCTCCTGCGATCCCTTCTGATACTGTCATCAGCATTACGTCATCCTCCGTCATGTCCGCCACATACGGGGAAGCGGGGATAACTTCATTCCCGTCCGGGCCAAAACGAACGCCTCCGGCAAGCCCTGCCGCTTTCTGCATCAGCACATCATCTTCAGGCTCTTCGTCAGCCTCGCGCCGATTCAGCAGACTGAAATCCAGCGGATGCATCTCCGGATCGCTGAAAAACAGGCTGAGCACGGTGTACGTCAGCCCGGAAAAGTGCATATCCAGCAGAACATCATGAAAATAATGGGTACTGTAAAAACGGTGCCAGTCGGCATACTCCGTGGATGACATCCCGGCAAGCATGGCGCGCCAGTCGGGTCGCCCCATCTCACGCGCCAGTTTCAGGGCAAAACTCAGCTCACCGTCGAACACTTTCCCGCAGAAACAGGCTCTGCAGGCCCGGCGTCATCTGCCTGTTCAGGGGAATTATTCACCACAAACTCAGACATTCCGGACAGACGTAACACCACGTTTTCAGCCTGAGCAATTGCCTCCGTGGGCCAGGTGGTAAGCACTTCCTGCTCAATCTGCGTAATGGCTTCATTCATGGACGGCAGCTTTGTCTTCTGCGGATGGTTATGCCACAGAGACATCGCCACCAGAAACGCCCCGCCTCTGATAAGCTCCTCTACAGACACCTGCAGGTTGCCACTGGATTCAGCCTTTTTTTCCTGCTCTTTCAACCAGGCAAGATGCTCAATACGCTGCAGGGCTGACAGTTCAGAAAGCGTGACGGTCACGCCGTTATGTTCAAATGATTCGGTTTTCAGGAACATCGCTGACTCTCCGGATTAACTGTCGGTGACGGTGATTTCTGCAACCGCAGCAAGTTCACCATTACCGGATACAACCGGAATGTTGACCTTGCCTGCAGCAACACCTTTCACGGTGATGGTCATACCACTGACCGACACGGTGGCTTTTGTTTTATCCGCAGACACCGCACGGAAGCTCTTGTCGGTTGCGCCTTCCGGCTGGAATGCCACGGTCAGCGTGGTGCTCTGCCCTTTCACCACCGAAGTGCTGGCAGGCGTCACGGTCATGCCGGTTGCCGCTGTTACCGTGCTGCGATCTTCTGCCATTGACGGACGTCCCACGTTGGTGACTTTCACCGTGCGGGTGATCACTTCCTTCGCCGTCACCGCTTTACCGATACTGCTGACCCAGCCACGGAACACATCGACCGTGCCGTTCGGGAAGCGGATTTTATAGGCACGGGTATCACCTTCATTAAACCACGCCAGCAGCGCCTGCTGCCCCTGCTCTCCGGGCATCCACGCCAGCGTGAAGCTGGTATCTCCGGCAGATTTCTGCCCCTGCCCGGTCGCAGTCCAGTCCGCATCTTCATCATCGAGATAGCTGTCGTCATAGGACTCAGCGGTCAGTTCGCCGGGTGTCAGGTCTTTAACTTTTGCCAGACGCGACCAGTCAACGTCTGAAAGCGGGTTCGCATAAGGGTCACCGTTCCCCTTATAAACCCACAGTGTGGTCCCGGCACCTTTCACCGGCATTACTGGATTTGGTACAGGCATATCGTCCTCACATTTCATAGGTAATGACATAAGTCAGATCGGCTGAACTCCACAGGCCCGCATCATCGTCGCGCCGGTAGTCATAGCCACTGGCCACCATACTGGTGATCAAATCTGACAGTGCCGGGATATCGCTCATCACCGGATAAATCCGGGACTCCATCCACGAATCCAGCTCTGAATCCGGCACCTGAGCAGGCAGGAAAACTTCAATATGCAGCTCCGCCTGCCAGGTATCGCTGTCCAGCTCTTCGCCCGTGTATTCAGCGCCGGTGAGATAAACGGCAATTGCCGGAAAATCTTCCTCATCAAAAACAGCGGGGCGACCATCAAAAAGCGTCGCCCCGGTGTCATGCTTCTCCAGTGCATCCAGTACGGCTGCACGGAGTTCAGTATGTTTCATCGCTTTATTACCATTCTCAGTTGATGCTGCAGCGCATAGCCCAGCTCTTTCGGAAGACGCTCACGCCGTATCCGTTCAATATTCTGTTTAAACGCCGTGGTAAGCGGCACCGCCATCGGAATTTTCACCACATCAATGGGGTAACGGTTTTTCCCGGCCACACGCTGCATGACATGCCACCGGCCATTTTTCAGTTGCTGAATAAACGCGCCGGGAATACGACGGTTACCCACCACAAGCACGCTGCCGCCACCTTTCAGGGATGAATGCTGCCCCTTTTTACGACGCCTGCGGCGGGACAGGACAACCCGTGCGTTACCCAGCCTGATTACGGGCAAATCCCCCCGGTTAACTTTGATTCTGGCCTGCGGATTTTTGACCGTGGCCCTTTTCAGCCTGGCCCTTTCCTTTACCAGTTTCCGGCGTACCTTTGTCTCACGGGCAACCTGTGACGCCGACTGCGATATCGCGGATGAAGCAACGCGGTTAATGGCCATTGCGGCGGCACCAGGCACCGCCGGTTTG